TGTCAATTACAAATTCAGGTTCACTCTGCGAGTATGCGAGGTGTGCCGGACAGAATTTGTATGTTGCCGAACGGCAGAATTTTCTTCGTTGAACTTAAAGCAAAAGGAAAAAATCCAAGGCCTGAGCAGATGAGAGTTCATAAACTTTTTGGAAATATGGGGCAGAGAGTTTATGTGTGCGACAGCAGAGAAAGTGTGCAGGAGGTGATCTGTTTTGAGATTTATTCCGCACAAATACCAAAAAATGGCAATTGAGAAAATTCTCACCACACCGAGGTGCGGGCTGTTTCTTGATATGGGACTTGGCAAAACAGTTATAACGCTGACCGCAGTTGAAGAACTCATATACAACAGTTTTGAAATTTCAAAGGTCCTTGTCATAGCACCGCTGAGAGTTGCGGAAGATACTTGGACAAGAGAATGCGACAAGTGGGAACACCTAAAAGATTTGAGGGTTTCTAAAATTCTCGGAACACCGAGACAACGCAGACTTGCACTTGCACAGGACGCAGACATCTATGTTGTCAATCGTGAAAATGTTGTGTGGCTTACGAACGAACTTTCAAGTATAGGCAACGGCTGGATGTTTGATATGGTTGTTATTGATGAACTGTCAAGTTTTAAATCTTCAAAAGCACAGCGGTTCAGAGCCTTGCGTAAATACATAACCCGAAGTAAAAGGGTTGTAGGTCTTACCGGTACACCCGCACCGAACGGACTTATAGATTTATGGAGTCAGGTTTATCTGCTTGACAGCGGAGAGCGACTTGGTAAAACTGTTACAGGCTACCGTGAAAGGTATTTTACACCGAATCAGCGTAATCAGACTACAATTTTTAATTACAAGCTGAAAGAAAATGCCGAACAGTCAATTATGAGTAAAATTTCAGACATCTGCATTTCAATGAAAGCAGAAGATTGGCTTGATATGCCTGAACGAATGGATCGTGTGGTGTCGGTTAAGATGTCACCAAAACAGCTTGCCGATTATGAACAGTTTGAAAAAGACTGCTATATGCAGTTTGCAGAGGGTGAAGTTACCGCCGCAACTGCCGCAACGCTTACGAATAAACTTCTTCAGTACAGCAACGGTGCAATGTATATGAGCAACGGTGAATATGCAATAACAAACGAACAGAAACTTGACGCACTTGCAGAAATTCTTGATACATCCAACGGTCAACCGGTTTTATGTTTTTACAGCTTCCGTCACGACCTTGAAAGAATTATGAATAAATTCAATTTTGCCAGAAAACTTGAAAGTTCTGCAGATATTGAAGATTGGAACAATGGCAAAATTCCCTTGTTGCTTGCACATCCTGCCGGAGCAGGTCACGGTCTGAATTTGCAGGCAGGCGGAAACATCATCGTGTGGTACGGCTTGACTTGGAGTTTGGAACTGTATCAACAGGCGAATGCAAGACTTTACCGACAGGGACAGCAGAACACGGTTGTAATTCACCACCTTATCACAGAGAACACCTGCGATGAGCGTGTCTATGAATCCTTGCAGGGCAAAGCAAATGTACAAGAAGATTTGTTAAAATCCCTTAAAGCAAAATACGGAAAGGAGAGAAAGCATTGAAAGCGAGAATACCACCTAAGATCCCGAAACAGCTTAAACAGGAAGCTGAACGGATTGCAAAAAGCGCATATGAACAGATCCGAGAAAAAGAAAACAAAGACATCACACGCAGAGTATTTAAAACAATGCTATATGCCTTGCATAAAGATTTCGGCTTTGGCCGTGATAGATGTGCAAAGGCACTAAAGTCGATGACCGAGATAGTTGAACACTCCGACACTGACGAAGTGTTCTGGGAACATATCGATCGTGTGGTTATCGACAAACTGAAACTTGAATTTGACCGCAGAGATTACACAGACAACGGAAAAGTTGTTAATTTTGAAGGAGACGAAGAAAATGATTGATTGTACAAAAACGGAACAGTACTTTGCCGAAAAGCAAAGAATGGTAAAACTACAAACAGGTGAAGTATGCGAAATTAGTTGCGAAGAGTGTCCATTAAGTAGTATGAATAATGGAGAGGGTATTGTGTGTTCGGACTTTGAAACATGCTATCCCGAAAAAGCAATTGCAATTATACAGAAATGGTCGGATAAGCATCCGCAAAAGACATATCTTACGAAGCTGTTAAAAAGCTTTCCAAACACTCCGCTTGATGATAACGGAATACCTAAAGGTGTATGTCCACGTGCGTTAGGACTGATGGACATAGATGATTGTGACTGTATTAAATGTTGGAATCAGCCTATTGAGGGCGGTGAAAAGTGATGATTGAAAAAGAATTAAAAATCCGTGATTTTTGCGGTGATTATGCTTTGGATATACCGTTCGCAGACGGTAGTGTAAACACGATATACTTTAATTCAAAACGAAATGCCGAAACAGTTAAGCATATTATCGAAGTTGACGGTAGTAAACCCAATCATGCTACGGTGTGTGAAATGGAAGAAATCAGGCACGGAAAGTGGGAATACGACAGCGGGGATGTCGGTAATGCAAATTATTTATGTTCTGAGTGTAAAAATTTTCTCACTTTTCACGAGGACATTGATTTGTATCCATATTGCCCTTATTGCGGTGCAAAAATGGATAAGGAGGAAAACACAATGCTTGAACTGAGAATCAAGCCTTGTCCGTTTTGCGGAAGCGAGGTAACACTTGAAAACATCAATCCGAAAGAAGCTGACGAGGAGATGTATATGTTTGAGTGTACTAACGCTAATTGTGCCGCGGCTACCTGCTTTGGCGATTATAGCACCGACAGAGCAACAGCAATCCAAAATTGGAACAAGCGTGTAACGAAGCAAACTACATATATCAGCAATGCCGGCACAGTTAATATTGATATGAGGTGATAGATTGACAGCTAAAGAGATTAAGGACATTAACAGAGAGATTTCACGGCTCAGGGCGAAAATGGCACGGATTCAGGCTGAGGCGGACAACACGGCGGTGACGCTGGGCGAACGAATTGTTCCGTCAGGTCAGACATCCGACAGGGTGGGCAATGCGGTGGTGCAGATTGCAGATATTCAGCGTGATATTCAGAACCTTGAAATCCGTAGAAACTCGGCACTGAACAGCCTCTCACGGGACGATTTTGTGGAAAACTGCCTGTTTATGCACCTCGGCTTAAAATACAGCTGGGCGAAGATTTTAACAAAGGTAGGCGGTAACAACACAATCGACAGTATAAAGAAAATGTGTTATCGTCACCACTGGTAATTTGTCCCGATGTCCCGAATCAGGGTGATATAATGTAAACTGAAGAAAGCAACAAAACGACATAGGCATTTATGTCCCCCTAAAAAAATCGCACAGACCGCTCTCGTTTGAGGGCGGTTTTGTGTTGTGAGGTGAAATTGATGTATAAAGACAAATGCGGTACAGGTTACGAAAATAGCACAAGAGCGATTTTTCAGGGTGCAGGAGAATATGACATCCCGATTATTGAGCCTACAAAAATTACAGAAAACAACTTTATCGGATTTAATGAAGTTTTGAGCAGTAAGCAGAACAACTGCGGTGTGCATTTCTTTTTGGACGATTACCAGTTCCAAAGATTATGGAATACACCCGACAGGTATATTGAGAGTCTACAAAAATTCAGTTGTGTATTATCGCCTGATTTCAGTCTTTACACTGATTATCCGACAGCGTTGCAGATTTATAACCACTATCGCAAGCATTGGATAGGTGCATATTTACAACTCTACGGCATTGAGGTAATACCTACAATTTGTTGGAGCGACGAAAAAAGTTTTGAATGGTGTTTTGACGGCGAGCCTTTGGGTGGTACGGTTGCCGTATCAAGTGTTGGAACGCAGAACCGTACGGAATCAAAAGAACTGTTTTTGAAAGGTTACAAAGAAATGATTGAACGCTTACAGCCTGAAACAATTATCTTCTACGGCAGAGTCCCCGAAGAATGTATGGGAAACATCATCAACATCAAATCGTTTCAGGAAAAATTCAGGAGGTCAAAATAATGGGCGGAAGAGGCTCTTCAAGCGGTATAAGTGATAAGGGAAAGAAGTACGGTACAGAATATCACACAGTTGCTCAATTTGGTGAAATAAAAGTAATTCATATGAATGGTAATACTTCGATAAAAGCTCCTATGGAAACTATGACAAAAAATAGAGTGTATGCTACTCTTGACAAACAGAGCAACATCAAAAGTGTTACTTTTTATGACAACTACGGCGAAAGAATAAAACAAATTGACGTTAAAGGTAGACCTCATAATGGAATGATGCCACATACCCATTTGGGTTATGAACATAATGAAATTGGAGATCGTCAATTGACTGATAAAGAACTGAAATATGTAAGTGTATTATTGAATAAATGGGAAAGAAAAAGAAAACACTTGAATATTTAGAAATTTATTGATATAATATTATAAACGCAGGGGATAGTTTAAATAGGAAAACAGTTTTTACAGATTCCGGTGCAACTCCGGAAACCTGTGTTTAAAGACAGTACAGAAATGTGCTGTCTTTTCTTTTGCTTATTTTTAGAAAGGGCGGTGATACCGTGAAAGACAAATTAAATGCAAGACAGAGGAAGTTTGCGGAATATTATGCGCAGAGCGGTAACACCGTTCAGAGTGCGATACAGGCAGGATATTCCGAGAATTACGCAAACGCAAGAGCGTATGAATTGTTGGAGAATGTTGGAGTTTCAAAATACATCAAAGAGCTTTCCGATAAGCTCAAGGACGAGCGCATTATGAGTGCAAAGGACAGACAGGTTGTTTTGTCCGACATTGCAAGGAATGACGGGCAGGACACCTCCGACAGAATCAGGGCGATTGACACGCTCAACAAGATGACGGGCGAATACACCGTTAAGGTTGACGCAAAGGTTGAGCAGTCCGAAAAGCTATCCGATGTGTTCAGACAGTTGGGCGGTGAGGGGCTGAGTGAGTAACAAATTTCCGCTGTCACAAAAGTATATCGACTTTATCAACACAACAAATGTGTCGGCTGAATTTCTTGAAGGCACTACAGCCTCAGGAAAAACAACAGTCGGAGCAGGCGTTAAGTTTATGCGAATGGTGTCGCAGTCACCGAAGAAGCTTCACGCAATTGCCGCCAAGACAACTGGTAAAGCCGAAGAAACCATTATTCAGCAGGATAACGGTATTCTCGACCTGCACCGTAACGCAGTTTACTGTGGCAACGGCGACAAGGATTACAAGTTGCCGCATATCAAGTTTGAGGACAAAATTATCTATATTCTCGGTTACAGCAGTCGGGATAAGTGGGAAATGGTTCTCGGTGCGCAGTTTGGGTGCGTTTATATTGACGAAATCACCGCCGATATCGAGTTTATCCGAGAGATGTCAACCCGTAATGACTATATGCTTGCGACGCTGAATCCCGATGATCCGAGCCTGCCTGTGTATAAGGAGTTTGTCAACCGCTCCCGTCCTTTTAAAAAATATGAAAACGATGTTCCTCCCGAGATTACGGCGGAGCTTACCGAAGAACCTGTACCGAATTGGCGGTATTGGTTCTTTTCTTTTGCCGACAATTTAAGTCTTACATCCGAACAGATTGAAAAGAAAAAGAACTCTGCACCGAAAGGTACAAAGCTCTATAAAAATAAAATCTTAGGTTTGCGAGGCAGAGCAACAGGTCTTGTGTTCCCGAATTTTGAGAGGACAAGACACATCAAATCAAAAGAGTGGGCAGAAAAGTTTTTGAACTGTAACCGCAAGTCGGAACACTTTGTTCAGTTCACCGCAGGTCTTGATACCGCCTATTCGCAAAAGTCGCCTGACACTATCGCAATGACATTTTACGGCATTACCAATCACGGCAAGTGTGTTCAGCTTGATGAAAGAGTTTATAACAACGCTGAAATGCAAACACCTATTGCCCCGAGTGACACGGTGAAGAATTTTATTGATTTTCTTGACCGCAACCGTGATGAATGGGGCTTTGCACGCACGGCTTTTATTGACAGCGCCGACCAAGCGACTATTACCGAATTTCAAAAGTATAAGCGACAGCACGGCTGTGTCTATGACTTTGCAAATGCATGGAAGAAAACGAAGATTATCGACCGAATCAATCTTGTACTCGGCTGGCTTGCCACCGACTGTTATTTTGTGCTTGAACATTGTAAAAACACGATTGCCGAGTTTGAAATTTACAGCTGGCGAGAGGATAAAGACAATACACCCGAGGACGGTCACGACCATTGCATTAACAGCGGTCAATATGCGTGGCTGCCGTTTAAAAATATTATTGGAAGTGAAATAAATGGGGCTGATTAACAGAATGGCTGAATCTATCAGATCGGGAATTAAAAACTTTTTGCAGATTACTCCTGCAAGCGACAAAACAATTACCGTTACCGAAACAAGCAATCATCTGACCGAGTGCTTTATCAATCGCATTTGGTATTGGGGCAACAGCAGACAGCTTGCGGAGCTGTACAAGCAGATTGATACAAACAAAACTATGTTTTGGGCGGCAAAAAGCACAAAGGGGCTTGAAATCCGTAAAATACACACGGGCTTGCCGGCACTCATCTGCGAAACGCTTGTGAATATCGTAATTGCCGACTACAACGGCACAGATGTTACAAGTAAAAATTCAACCGCTTATGCAGAGCATTGGGAAGATATTGAAAAGCAGAACAAATTGTCCGACACGGTTAAGCAAATGCTCCGTGACCTATGTGTTGTCGGTGACGGTGCTTTTAAGGTCAGCTTTGACACGGCTGTATCAGATGTTCCGATTGTTGAATGGTATCCTGCCGAAAACATCGACTTTACATATGTGCGTGGCAGAATCCGAGAGGTTAAGTTTTACACCGATTACACGCAAAAACACCGCCGTTACCGTTTTGAAGAAACATACGGTTACGGCTATATTCACTATGCTTTGTACGATGACAACGGCAAAGAGATTGACCTGCACACGGTTGACGCTCTTTCGTGGATTGATTCAAAGGGCGTTACATTTGACGAATCATATATGTGGGCTGTACCTGTCCTTTACGGCAAATCGTGCCACAAGGGCAGAGGTGCAGGCATTATCGGCATAAAAACAGACGCTTTCGACAGCCTTGATGAAGTGTGGTCACAGTGGATGGACGCACTCAGAGCCTGCCGAACAAAGCAGTATGTGCCTGATTGCCTTGTTCCGAGAAATCCCGAAACCTGTCAGCCAATATCGCCAAATCCGTTTGACAACCGATTTATCACCGTGGGCAACGATATGTCTGAAAACGGCAACGGCAACAGGATTTACACCGAAAGTCCGCAGATTCAGCACGAAAGTTATTTGAGTTCATACATTACTGCCCTCGACCTCTGCTTACAGGGCATTATATCGCCGTCAACTCTCGGCATTGATACGAAGAAGCTTGATAATGCAGACGCTCAGCGTGAAAAGGAAAAGACAACCCTTTACACAAGGCAGAACCTTGTAAAAATTACGCAGAACGCACTTCAAAGCCTTGTTGCAGTTGTACTCAATGCAGACGGTGAACTTAACGGCAAGGGCATTGTTGAGGGCTTGGAAGTATCCGTAAACTTCGGCGAATATGCAAATCCGAGCTTTGAAAGTCAGGTTGAAACTGTGTCAAAAGCAAGACAGGGCGGTTTGATGTCAGTTGAAACCTCGGTTGACGAACTTTACGGCGACAGCAAGTCGGAGGATTGGAAAGCCGAAGAGGTGCAGAGAATTAAGGAAGAACAGGGCATTGCAGGCGAAGAAGAAAAATCGGAGCTTGACGATGTGGACCTTACCGACACAGAAGAACCTGACAATAACGCAGATGATGAAGAAAATGCGGAAAATAATGCAGAAAAAACCGAAAGCAATCCCGAACAGAATGATACACAGGTAAACAATGAGTGATTACAATATCAGAGAAGCCTTTGAAAAAATCGAAGATGAACTGATTGACAGCATGATGAGAAATTTTAAAAATCATAGAGTTGAAGAAGATAAAAATAATTTTTGTTGGACACAATGGCAGGCTGAACAGCTCAAAAGTCTTGAAGAGTACCGTAAGCACAACGCAAAGAAATTCGGCAAGCGTTTCAAAACCATTAACGGCAAGGTTGAAGAGATGATTCGCACCGCCAAAGCTGACGGAAATGCAAGTCAGGAGGCAGAAATTCTTGAAGCTGTCAAGGACGGTTTCAAAGCCCCGAAAAAGCCGTCAGCACACAGCACAGCCGAGTTTTTTAAGGTGAATGACCGTAAACTTGACGCACTCATAAAATCGACCACAGACGATTTAAAGAGGGCAGAAACGGCAGTTTTGCGTATGAGCAACGACAAGTACCGCAAGGCGATTTTTAACGCACAGGTTGCAATGAACACGGGTGCGGTTACATACGAAAAAGCCGTTGATATGGCGTGTAAAGATATGCTCAACGCAGGTCTTAATTGTGTGGAATACAAAAACGGTGCAAGGCATACGCTCTCGGATTATGCAGATATGGCGGTTAAAACAGCCAACAAAAGAGCCTATCTGCGTGGTGAGGGCGAAAAGCGAGCCGAATGGGGAGTATCCCTCGTTGTTGTGAACTCAAGACAGGGCGGTTGCCCTGATTGTGCAAAATATATCGGCAAGGTGTTTATTGACGATGTTTATTCAAACGGCAAAAAGTCAGACGGAAACTATCCGCTTCTCTCAACCGCAATCAAGAACGGTTTGTTTCATCCGAGATGTAAGGACAGCACAAGTACATATTATCCCGAACTTGATGATTTGGACGCACCGTTGTCTGAAGATGAAATCAAAGAGCTTGACCGTCAGCGAGGAATTGAGGAAAAACAGCAGTACGCACAGCGACAGGCAGAACGCTTTGACCGCCGTGCCGAATACAGCCTTGATGAGGACAATAAACGCATTGCCCAAACCCGAGCCGATGAGTGGCACGATAGGGCGAATACGCTTGAAGAAAAGACAAAGCAATTCTCACTAAACACCAATGAACAGAAATATTACAGACCTGTTTTTGAAGAAGATATATCAAAAACTTTTGAACGCAAAATTGAGGGCGAAACAATTACAATTGATACCCACAAGGCAAATACATTGTGTGATAATGTTTATATTTCAGATAAGGTAAAGCTAAAACGAAAAGAACTTCATAATTTTGATATGCAAGTGAGAAAAGCGTTTGATATGCTCGGAGAGGTTGAAACAAGCGGAAAGCCTGAAATTTGTATTGTCACTCCCGAAGAAATGCGAGTAAATGCTATTGCTTCATATATGCCAATGCAAAATGTTCTAAATGTCAATTCAGCATACTTTTCAACAAGTGATTTGTCAGGCTTACAAGAAAACTTGGCTTGTCCGCAAGACAGATTGAGTACAATTCTGCACGAACTGATTCATTGGCAAGACGCTAAAAATTACAGAGCAAAATTCGGAAGTATTAACGATTATTTTGAATATTGCGATTACCTTAATAAAATTTATGCTCCAAAGGTTGAAAAATTGATAAATAACGGTTATAATATAGAGGATATAAGTGAGTATGCTTTTGAATGCTTAAAAGATAAAGCTATGGATGAAGTGTATAATGAGTACAGAGTCAGCAAACTTTTAGGGTGATGATGGTATGAGATTGATACAAACTGAAGAACAAAAATCTCTATGGAATGCGTTTAAGCCGTACCTTGTAACAAATGGTTTAAATGTCACTTTGCGTGAAGATGCTCCACAAGAAGCTAAAGATGCTGAAGCACTTTACAGTAAGCTTAGAGAGAAACAAAAAATGCAATATCTAAAAGATAGTGGCATAATCTAACCGCTCCGTAAAAAGGGCGGTTTTGTTGTTTAACTTGCCGAGAATATGTTCAGAGCAAGAAAAACGGCTTGTTTACGGCATTATTTAACTTGCCTGCAACTTGCCGTAACAAAATTTAACACATCAAATCAGCACTTTGAGAAATCAGAGTGCTTTTTTATTGCATTTAAACCGGTCGAAATCGACCAGTTTAAAATATTGAAAAGGTGGTGACAGAATGAAAATCAGAGTAACAACAGCATTTAATGACAGGCAGAACGGCTATGTAACCCGACCTGTGAATGAAGTTTTTGAATGCTCCGAGCAGAGAGCAAAGGAACTCATTGACGGTGGTTTTGCAGAAGAGGTCAAGCCTGACGCTCCCAAAAAGCCGAGAGCCAAAGCAGTTAAAACAGAAAAAACAGAAAAAGCGGATTAAGCACTTTACGAATATGTAAGGTGCTTTTTTATTGTCCGAAGACATTAAACTACGGGAGACACCGTGCAAAACTGAAACAGAGAGACACTCTATAAACTGATTACGGGAGACACCCGAAAAACTGAAAGGATATGAAAAAATGGCAGAACCAAATCCAACACCAACCCCCAATGAACCGACACCTGCACCGCAGGGAACACCGCAGGGAAACGCTCCTGCCTTTGATTATGACAAGCTCGCAAGCCTTATTACAGGCAAACAGAGCGTGACAGAGGACACCGTTTTGAAGTCATATTTTAAGGAGCAGGGATTGTCAGCCGATGAGATGAAAGAGGCTATCGGTGCTTTTAAAAAGCAGAAAGCCAAGAACACTCCCGACTTTGCAAAAATGCAGTCGGAAGTTGAATCCGCAAACAACGCAAAACTTATGGCAGAAGTCAACCAATCGGCAACCCTCGAGGCCGTAAAACAGGGCGTTGACATTGCAACCGTTCCGTATGTGCTTAAAATTGCAGACTTTTCAAAAGCTGTGACAGACGGCAAGGTCAATGCGGAAAAGCTGACAGAGGCTGTTAAAAAGGTGCTTGACGATATCCCCGCACTCAAGGGCAAACCTGCCGAGAACGGCACAGGAGTTAAGAAAATCGGCGGTGACGGCAACGGTACATCGGACGGTACTAAGCCAAATTCAAGCGTTCCGACAAAGAAATGGAACAGATTTAATATTTAACCAAAGAAAGGATTGAAAAATTATGGCAAACACAAATAACTATGCCGAGCAGTTCAGCCCTGATCTGCTCGAAATTCTTGTTCAGGGTACACTCACATCACCATTCATCACTTCAAATGTAAAGTGGGTGGGTGCAAGAACATTCCACTTTACACAGATGTCAACAACAGGCTTTAAGAACCACAGCAGAGAGGGCGGTTGGAACAAAGGCAAATATACACAGACAGATGTTCCTTTCACTTGCGAGCACGACAGAGATATTGAGTTCCTTGTGGATAAGGCAGATGTTGACGAAACTAACGCAACCGCAAAGGTTGAGAATATTTCAAAGGTGTTTGAGCAGACACAGGTTGCTCCCGAAACCGATGCACTTTTCTTCTCAAAGGTTGCCGCAAAGGCACAGGCAACAGACGGCTACCATTCTTCAACAAAGACATCGGAGTGGACTAAGGAGAACGCTTATTCAAAGCTCAAAACAATTCTCTCTGCCGGCAAGCTCCGCAGATACAAGGCAAGAGGCACACTTGTTGCCTATGTGACATCTCACATTATGGACTGCCTTGAACAGTCAACGGAGTTCACTCGTAAGATTGAGCTTACACAGATTGCAGAGGGCGGTATCGGCATTGAAACAAGAGTGACCGAGATTGACGGTTGCCCTATCATCGAGGTTATTGACGATGAGCGTTTCTACGATAACTTCAACTTTAACCCCGATGACGGCGGTTTTGAGCCTGCAACAGGCGCTCACAAAATCAATGTTCTTGTTGCCTGCGGTGAAACCTGCAAGACTGTTCCGAAGATTTCAAGCATTTACTTCTTTGCTCCCGGCTCACACACAGAGGGTGACGGCTGGCTCTATCAGAACCGTTCGCTTTCCGACACATTCGTATTCCCGAACGGCAAGGACGGCAAAATTGACAGCATTTATGCCGATGTTGACACAACGGCGGTTGCGTAATGTATGCCGATTACATTGAACATCAGGGCGGAGATGAAAACAGTATTATCTCTGCCGAACACATTGATGTTCTGACTTTTAACCGCATTGATTTTGAAAAACTTTCGGAAATGCAGAAGAGAATCATCGGCAGAGTGCATAGCAGACTTACTGCTTTTGAAGAAGAAAATGCCGATATGATTTCTTCCTACCTGAAAAGCTATTCAATCAACGGCACATCAATGAAATTTGGCGCAAGCTGGAATTTAATGTGCATCAGCGGAGTGGCAATTCCTGCCGACCTCTATGCGTTGCTAAAATCAACAGGACTTTGTTATCCTGCAATCTGAAAGGTGCGTGAAAACCGTGAAATTTCCGTCACTTGTAAAAAAGCAGTTCTGCAAAACTCCTGTCGAGGTCACAATCTACGATGAGGGAATAACCGAGGACGGCTCTCCTGTTATCGCATTTGAGTGCAAAAACCTGTATCCCTCCGAAAATCTTTATCCGTCAAATCTTCGCTGCGGAGGCAATGCTGTATGCAATGTGCAGTCAAAGGCAAAGACAGTCTATACCAAAGAGCAGAAAATTGTTCAGGTGTCGGCTGTCTTGCTTTTTGACGGCGACATTGCCCCCGACAGCCCCACTTTAAGCGGTGGCTTTGTAATCCTTGACGGCGTAAAACGAAACATCGTACAGGGTACAAAACACCGCAACCCCGACGGCAAAGTTAATTTTACGGAATTGGATGTGATTTAATGGGATTTTCGGTATCATCAAAAATCAAACTCAATATGCCTGTTGTAAAACAGCTTGACAAGGCAAAGCAACAGGCTCTTGAACAGACAGGTGACGCACTTCTTAAACAGGTGAAAAACACGCAGGTAATGCCGTTTGATACGGGTAATCTTCAGAACGAAAATACCTTTGAAGATTGTGCGCAGAGTTGGAACGGCACGGTTAAAATCGTGTCAAGCACTCCGTATGCAAGGCGGTTGTATTTTCATCCCGAGTATAATTTCAGCCGTAAGGAAAACATTGCCGCCGGCGGTAAATGGTTCTCACCGTGGCTTGAGGGCGGTACACGGCAGAATTTTTGCAGTCAGGCATTTGTGAGATTATACAGAAAGGAAGCAGGACTTTGATTTACTTATCGGACATCAGAGATTGGCTCAAAAGCGTTACCTCAGCCGAGCATTATTACATCGGCAAGCTTGACAACAAGCAGGACAGGTCAATCGGTGTGTATTCATTAAAGCAGTCGGGAACACCCACAAGGGCAATCGGCGGTGAAAGCACCTACGATACAATAAGCGTGTCTTTGCTTATCCATTACACCGACAACGCAAGAGAAACCGAGGAGTTTGCACGCAGACTTTACGAAACGCTTTACGGCATTAAAAATGTTGAAATTAAGGAACACAAAATCTATATAATCGAACTGCTCACGGAAGAACCCGTTGATGTGGGAACAGACGACAAGGGTGTGTATGAGCAGGTCATTGAAGTTAAATTTTATTACGAAAGGAAGTAATTTTATGGCAAAAGTTGAATCGGGAGTATTCCCGTGCTATGAAAATCAGTTTGCGGTTGGCAAGGCAGGAACAGAATCCGCCACGACAAATATTGCTAACTGCGAAGAATTTTCTGTTGCATTTGACAACGGTGTCGAGGAATGGACAGCCTTTGAAAACGAGGGCTGGAAGTCAAGGCTTATGACAGCAAAGTCAATCACAATTTCGGTAAAGGGCAAGCGTACAATCGGTGACGCAGGCAATGACCAGATTGCCGCCCTTGCATTTGAAAACAGCAGAAAGACAGAAGTTTCGTTTATGTGGACCTTCCCCAACGGTGCAACCGTCCTCTTTAAAAATGCAGTTGTATCCGTTACATCAAACGGTGCAGGCGCAAGTACGGGTGTTGCTCCGCTTGAATTTGAAGTTATGTCAAACGGCAAACCCGTATATACAGCAGCCGCTTAAAAAACGAAAGGAATGAACGATTATGTCAAAGTTAATTGATATTACAGACAAGCTTAATTTTGAGGAAAAGCCGAGTGTCAGAGTTAAAAATGTTGACCTTGCAATCAACAATGACGCAGTTTCAATGCTCAAAGTTGCGGCACTTTTTGAGGACGGCAACGGTAAAAGTAAAGATGTTATCGAAATGTATCATCTTCTTTTTGATGAATCCGAGAGAGAAAAGATTGAAAAGTTAAAACTGAATATGCACGATTTCAACGCCCTTATCAGCGAATCTGCCAAAATTGCAACAGGCGATTTGACTGACGAGGGGGAAGTTCAGACCCCGGCTACGACCTGATTGATGACTTTGATTTAATCGTGTCGAGCTTTCGCTCGGAGTACGGGGTCAGCATTTATTCAAAGGATTTTGCAAAAATGAGTTGGAATGAGTTCTGCTCACTTCTGCAAGGCTTAGGACCCGAAACACCGCTTGCAAGAACGGTTCAAATTCGCCTTGAAACCGACAAAGAGGTCTTGAAAAACTTTACTTCGTCACAGCATAAAATCCGCAGCAAATGGCGGTCAAGAAATGTAAAGCACTATTCAGACGAAGATATGAACACCGTTCTTGCAGAATTTCAAAACTTCTTCGCTAATCTGTAAATTTGTACATAATTTTCGCTGTATCTACAAAATTCTTGACAATGTTAATACATAGTGATAAAATGTAACATACACTAACAAATTTATTAAGGAGAGTGTATGTTTATGAAATGTCCACATTGCGGAAACGAATTAAAGGACGATGCAAAATTTTGCGACAAGTGCGGTGCAGGCTTTGGCGGAAACGATTCAACCTCGGCAACCGTAAATCCTGCAAATGCGAAGAAGAAAATTTACAAGCGTTGGTATTTTTTGGTTATTATCGTTGTTGCTATTATGATTGTTGGCGGTGTAAACGGTGCAATTAACGGTAACAGCGGTTCAAACAAATCAAAGCAGGAAACTACTGTTGCAAATCAGAGTTCAGAAAAAGCAACTGAAAAAGCGACAGAAGCACCGACCACAAAAGAAGTTGCAACAGAAAAGCCTACTAAAGACCCGAAGAAGGTTGAAAAAGAATTTAAAGACGGTTGCAAAACAGTCGACTTTAAAACTCTTTCAAGAAACCCTGACAAGTACAAAGGTAATGACTACAAGTTTGAAGGTCAGATTATTCAGGTTCAGGAAGGCTGGGGCGATTCGGTTGACCTGAGAATCAATATAACCAAAGAAGAAAATGAGTATCTTGATGAACCATTGTGGACTGATACAATCTACGCAACTGTAGAAATTCCTGACGGTGCGGACAAACTCCTTGAAGATGATGTAATCACATTCTGGGGAACTTGTGACGGCGACTATACATATGAAACCGTAATGGGCAACAATGTGTCACTTCCGAAAATCGACATCAAATACTACGAACTCAACAACTAAAACAAAAAGCCACTCCAAATGGGGTGGCTGTTCTTTTGCAAAATTTTTAAGCGTACATCATAGCGGTGTGCGCTGTTTTTATGCCTGTTTTTAAAAAATCTAAAATGAAAGGAAGTGGTGAATATGGCGACAAAGGCGGGTGAAATTGAGCTTGATGTCAGGCTTACGGGTGATGATATTTCCAAAACATTGCATAAGATTTCCGATTCAATTACAAAAAAGTTTGATTCGGCATTTTCAAGTCTTTCAAAAGATTTTGAAAATGTAAGCACGGATATGAAACAGTCCTTTTCAAAGGTTTCGGAGGGCGTTTCTCAGAAAACCGAGAAAGAGTTTTCAAACATCAAAGGCAGCAGTGAGCAGTTAAGCAATTCGGTTTCATCTTCGTTTAAGAAAATCGGTACAGCTGTGGTTGCCGCCTTTTCCGTTGCTAAAATCAAGGAGTTCGGTCAGCAGTGCATTGAATCGGCTGCGGAAGTCAATGCGGCAAATTCGCAGTTTGAGCAGACTTTCGGCACAATGCAGTCACAGGCAGAATCAGCCATTCAGAGCGTTGCCGATCAAAGCGGTATTCTTGAAACCCGATTACAGGGTGTCGGCACAAGCATTTATGCCTTTGCAAAAACTACGGGTATGGACAGTTCAAGTGCTTTGGGGATGATGCAGGAGGCTTTACAGGTAACAGCCGACAGTGCCGCATATTACGACCGTTCGCTTGAAGACACCGCAGAAAGCCTGAAATCGTTCTTGAAAGGCAACTTTGAAAATGATGCCGCACTCGGTTTGTCCTGTACTGAAACCACACGAAATGCGGCGGCTAATAAGCTGTATGGCAAGTCATTTACGGATTTGTCGGAATCGCAGAAACAGCTCACGCTTTTGCAAATGGTCAAGGACGCTAATCAGCTTTCGGGTGCTATGGGACAGGCAAGTCGTGAAACAGACGGTTGGGAGAATGTAACGGGCAACCTCAGAGAAAGTTGGAAACAGCTCCTTGCCGTAGTCGGTCAGCCTATTCTTCAGGTGGCAACTCAGGTTGTAAAGCGGTTGAGTTCCGCACTTGCGACTTTAACGGAATATGCCAAAGGTGCGGTTGAATCGCTTTCAAAGGTCTTCGGCTGGGATACAGGCAACAACACCGCAAGCAATATCAAATCTGCGTCCAATTCTGCCAAAAGCCTTACGGATACGGCAGATGACAGTTCAAAGTCACTTGATAATGTTCAGAAAAGTTCCGAAAAAGCAAAGAGAAGTGTTGCGGGCTTTGATAAGCTGAATGTGCTTTCAAGCTCTGACAGCTCATCTTCAAAGTCAGATACATCTTCATCAAAAAGCTCATCGGGCGGTTCATCAGGCGGAGCTGTTGCAAAGAATGTTGTCAAGGACACAAGCAAAAACCTTTCGGGAGCATTCAAAAATCTATACGAAAAAAGCGGATTCAAAGGCTTTGTCGAGAATGTACAGAAAGGTATTAACAAGGTTGATTGGTCAGCTATAGGCAAGAACTGCAAGACCGTTTTTGATAATGCTGTTCCCATAGTTCAAAAGGCATTCGGCACAATGCAAAAGGTCGGTTCTGCAAAACTCGGGGCAATCGGTTCTGCATTCGGAGCGGTTGCGACAATCGGCGGAAAGTCATTTCAGACCATTTCAGGCGGTGTTGCTAAGTGGATTTCAAAAGACAGGGAAAAGATTATCGGCTTTATAGACACCATAGGCAACAATCTTACAAACGGCTATAACAATCTTTCAATCTTTTTTGATAATTTCGGTACACTTGCAGGCAATGCAATTGACAATGTTCGCCCTCAAATGGAAGAATCAATTTCCAATCTTTTAAGCGGTCTTACAACCTTTGCGGGTTCAGTCGGCGAAGTTGTTTCGGGTGCGTTTTCAATCGCAACCGAAAGCCTTGTTGAATGGACTGAAAATGACGGTGCAACAATCACAGAATTTCTTGAAAATTTACAATTGCAGTTTGCAGATGTGTTTGACTTTATCGGTCAGATTTTCGGAGATATCGGAACAATTATCAGTAATTGGTGGAACGGCAACGGACAGCAGATTTTTCAGAATATCTGCAATATGTTTACCAACATCGGCACAACCCTGATGAATGTTTACAATCAATGGATTAAGCCTGCGTGGGATTTTATCGTAGCAATCGTAAAATCAGCTTGGGAAAACTGGCTGAAGCCTGTTTTTGAAGGCGCAATAAACTTCTTCGGCAAGGTTGCAGACTGTGTTTCAACCGTGTGGAATAACTTCCTGTCACCGTTTGTAAACTGGCTTGTCAGTTTTTGGGGACCTATATTTCAGAATGTTTTCAATGCCGTAAAAAGGGTGTTTGATAATGTGTTTACATTTATCGGTGGGTTGATTACCTCTATACAGAAAACATTCGGCGGTCTTATTGACTTCATTACAGGTGTTTTCTCAGGCGATTGGAAAAAAGCATGGCAGGGTATCTACGACTTCTTCAAAGGTATTTGGGACGGCATTTGTGCCGTGTTTAAGTTTATTATAAACGCTATCATTGACGGCATAAATGCGTTGTGGACAGGTATTTATAATTTCGTTTCGGGTGTTGTTAATTCA